GGCGGGCGACTCGGAAATTAACAGAGACCTGCAGGAAGAAATAGACGACTTAATCAGAATAAGTAACAAGGCATCCGATGCGGAGTAATTCTGCATCGGATTTTCTATTAGAGAAAAGCGAAAAAGCATGTCTGCAATCAAAGGGATGGCAGTAAAAGCGTCTCGAACGATTGAAACGAGATGGCTTCCGTTGCTGCCAGTATGGAAGTCCACACGATATCCAAGTACATTACTACATGAGTGATTTGATTCCGGTGCCTGACGAGATGGCAGAGAAATACCGGTATGTGACCAGCCTTGATGAGTTGCTGGCAATTTTAACAACAAATGATTGATTTTGAAACCCCCGATGTTACGGCATCGAGGGTTTTGTTTTTGGAGGATACGAAGATGGCAAAGAACGATAATTTGCATAAAGCGAAAGACGCTAAGAACGACGAGTTCTACACCAGAATTGAGGATGTTGCAGAAGAATTGCGGCACTACAAGAAGCATTTCGCAGGCAAGGTTATATTCTGCAACTGTGACGACCCGACATGGTCCGCTTTCTGGCGGTATTTTCACCTGAACTTTGCAGAACTTGGCTTAAAGAAGCTGATTTCCACGCACTATGACCGCACCGAACCAACCTACAAGATGGAGTACGAGGGCGGGGATGATAATGATGTGGAAGTCGGTGTAAAAACCCCGCTGGAAGGCAACGGCGATTTCCGGAGCAAGGAATGTCTTGACTTGCTGGATGAGTGCGATATCGTGGTAACGAATCCGCCGTGGTCAATGTTCAGAGAATATGTCTCGCTCTTAATGGAGCACAAAAAGCAGTTTGTTATCATTGGCAATAAGAACTCCATTACATACAAAGAATTTTTCCCGCTTTTGAAGGACAATCATGTTTGGATTGGCTACATGTCCCCGTCGGAATTCGATACGCCGTCTGGAATAACAAAGAAAGTCGCCGGTCTTGGGCGTTGGTTCACCAACCTCGACATCCAGAAACGCCACGAAAAGCTGATTCTCTGGCAGCGATACTATGACGATAACGGAAATCCTCTGCCGGATGTAAACGAACGGTATCCGAGGTATGATGAATTGCCAAAAGTAATAAATGTAAATAAAGTTGATGAAATTCCGTGTGATTATTTTGACTATATTGGAGTGCCGATAACATTTTTGGATAAGTATAATCCAAAGCAATTTGAAATAGTCGATGCCATAAATCGTTATACTGACAGCGACTATTTCGGCGTAAATGAAAGTGTGAGGAGTCGGCATTCGCATTGTTGCAACATCAATGGGACAGCTGTGTACAAAAGAATTGTTGTTAGAAGACTGAATTAAATACTAAATTTCAGAGAATTCGAACAGAACAATTTTTAGCTATATATCAATATATGTTCATTCCGTAAACGAACATCAAAAACGTGTGGAACACAAAGTAGGAATCCTATGTGATTGAAATTATGAATGTACAAGATGCTACAAACATAGTCAAAGATTTAACTGGCGTATTGGATTCTTTATTTAAGTATGTTTCTTTCGGAGTTACATTGCTTAGTATTGACGATTAAATATGCCATAGGTGAAGAAAAATAATTTAGAACAGGATTTTAATCTGCAAGAATAAAGATAGTGAAAACGAAAAGCAAAGATTGATTGCAAAAAAGGATGTCACAAAATGAGTTACTTCAGTGTTACAAATTTTATCAAATCAGGAAAAAATGCTTTAGAAAATAAAAATTATTGGAGTGCTTTATCGGTGGCGTTGATGCTTCCAAGTATATGTTCGCGCATTATGTTTAACTCCAATGAGTATAAGGGAAAGAACAGAAACGACGAGGCTGGCTATTGGTATGAATCTAATGACGGAAAAGCGTATTGGCACGATAAGAAATGCTATATTGACTTTTGCAAAGAAGTTATGCGTGTAAATCGAAGTTCGTCAAATCCAGAAGGCTGTTATGATAGCTGGTTGGTTAATACATTAGGTTACAAATTTGCAGATGTGTTATATCAACTTCGCTGTGATATTGTTCATGCGGGAAGTGCCAATATTTATAATGACGGCATAGGAATTTATTTGACATTAGGTGAAGCGCTTCCATCAACAGAATTTTCAAGATACAGAATTGTAAATGTAAAAGATTTATGTGAAACGTTGTTCGCTCATATAAGCACGTGGTGTTCTTGCAATAGTGCAGATAATTTCAAGTATACTTATGTGTTTGACGCAGAAAACAATGATGACGACAGAATTTTATATAATCGTTTGTGTGATAATGAAAGAGCGGATATTTTGGAAAAAGAATTCCTTAAAGAAAATGAAAAAAGGATGATGACATCATGAAAATCACAGAAACCAAAATCAAGGTATCCGACCTTGTAGAAAACTATTCGGATGACGGAGACGGCGGCGTATACGGCTACAACAATCGACTGACCGTACGCCCGCCCTTCCAGCGTGAATTTATTTACCGAGAAGAACAGCGTGCTGCTGTCATTGATTCCGTAATGAACGGGTTCCCGCTGAATGTTATGTACTGGTCCAAGACCGGCCCGGATTCATACGAGGTTCTCGACGGACAACAGCGGACGATTTCCATTGCGCAGTATGTCAACAAGGATTTCCCCGTCAAAATCAACGGCAACGACAAGTTTTTTCAGAATTTGACCGATGAGGAAAAGCAGACGATTCTGGACTACGAGTTGACCGTAAATATCTGTGAAGGCTCTGAGGCCGAGAAGTTGGAATGGTTTAAGCGCATCAACATCGCTGGTGCAGTGCTGACCCCGCAGGAACTGCTGAACGCTACTTATACAGGTCCGTGGCTGGCGGATGCCAAGAACTATTTCTCGAAGCGCAACTGTGTTGCTGCAAAAATGGCTGACGGATACCTGAAAGGCAACCCGATTCGGCAGGAACTGCTGGAAAAAGCACTGGCGTGGATTGCTGACCGTGACGGTCTGGAATCTGGGCAGATGTACATGGCGGTTCACCAGCATGACGAGGATGCCAATGACCTCTGGCTTTACTTCCAGTCGGTAATCAACTGGGCAAAAATGCTGTTCCCGACTAAGCGGAAGGGAATTACTGATGCACAGGCATGGGGACTGCTCTACAACCAATATCATTCAAAGCAGTACAATAGCAATGCTCTGGAATCTGACATCAAGAAGCTCGTGATAGACGATGATGTGACCAAGAAGGCAGGTATCATCCCGTTCATCCTCTCTGACCGTACTTGGCGTGATGAAAAGCATCTGTCCCTTCGTGCGTTTACGGAATCGCAGAAACTCCGTGCCTACGAGCGGCAAGGGCATAAGTGTCCATTGTGCGTTGCAAATGGCATTAACACCGAGTACGCCTTTGAGGATATGGAAGGCGACCACATCATTCCTTGGAGTAAGGGCGGGCATACCACGGATGACAATCTGCAGATGCTATGCAAGGAATGTAATTCGGCGAAGTCAGATAATTGACGTACCGCAGTTGCTTTTGATGAGCAATGTGCATCTTTTTACTAAAACCAAACAAACACAAAATTAAAAGGAGCATTATATGGAATATTTAGGAATGACATTAAATCTTCCTTTTGAGCAAATACTTCTCTTGATATGGATACTTATTTTACTCCTTGGTATAATAGTTTTTTATTTTATTGCAAGGAGTAAAGCATATCAAAACAAACCAGTTATTCTTACTTGTATATTAGCTGGAGGAGAATTCCTTTGCGTTTTCCTCATAGGTGCAGCAGGAATTAAAGATGCTCTTGATTTATTAGTTCAAATACTTATTGAAATTGTGCCAAGGTGGAAAGAATTTACTATAGATAAATTTATTATACTTTCTATCATATCTGTTGCGTTAGAATGGGGTGCAATAGACTTATTTTTTTATAAAATTCAAAACGAATTTGAAAAAATAGATAAAAATTTACGAAAAACTACAAACTACAAAAAGCAAGTAGATAAATTTGTAGTACCAGATGATTATTACAATGTAGCCAATGAGCAAATTTATATTTACTTTGCAAGCTCCCAAAAAATGAAAACAGAATATGATAAAATAGGAAAGTCAATTGCAGAAGAACAAGTGAATGCATGGCACAATAATATTAAAGGCAAAGAAACAACTACCATTTTAGCAAAAGTGTTAATACTTAGTAATGGTAACGATGGAACAATGATTAAATTACAAGACAATGGAGAAAAGCGCTTATTATTTATGACGGGTGATGCCTTTGACGATGATAATGCAAGACATCTACAATCAAATGCAAATAAAAGAGCTACCCAAAGATTTGAAAATATGAAAGCCAGAGGATTCCTTGAAGGTGACATCGACCATTTCTATATTACACTACAAGGAAAAGAATATGTTCTGGAAAAGAATGCTCTCGCTTTACTTCCTCCTAAATTAGATTCAAATAATCAAAGCAATACGAGTGAACCTATAAAGCAATAACATATATAATCAATTCAAGTAACGAAAAAACAATAGCAATAACTAAGACTATAATAGCTATTCATACTGGCACTGTGACCGTCATCACACCCAAAACCATCGTAGTCTTCCTTCCGGCACTTGACATAAAAGTTGATGTGCCTATCCATGCCAACAACCCTAGCCAAAACATCAAAACCCAAGCAGTAGGAGACCTCGATACCATACAGGTTGCTCTCCGAGATAGTGACATCATTGCCACTACTCTTTTACAAGAGAATACATCAGAGCACTCGGTATTTACAAAGCAATAAAAGAACCTAATGCAAAAGCGGATGATAAGTTTATTGAAATGGCTTTGGCTGATATTGAAGAAGAAATTGCATATGAGGAAAGTCGTCTTCACATTCATATTGTAGGAGATAGGAAAGAATATTTCATCAAACTTACAAATTCTACGCGAAATGTGTAACAAAAGAAAACACAGTCCATGATTCTAAAATGTAATTCAACTTTTTCCGTTGGCTTGTGAACAGGACAACAGCCGTCTTAATTTTGGATAGCTGCTGTCTTTTTTTGTTTTACTTTCAATCAAAAACGTTTGTTATGGCTTTTTTAATGTTCATTATATCGTTAAAAACAAATAACTGAATAACACAAAAACAACAAAAAATGGACATCCTTTCGACTGGTAGAAACCACGAAAAGAAAAATACACGACGGAAAAATTAAAGCGCCTTCCCAAACACAATATTGACATTTTTATCAATATTACTATAATTAAAAATCATAATAAATCATAGCTCCATACTGCAGTTATTCTAAATTGCAGTATGGAGCTATTTGTTTTTTTGGGGAGATGGATATTATGAATATAGATGTCGGTAAAATATATGGCTGCTTGACCGTTTTAGATAACGGAGAAGAATTTAACAACAATGTGAAATTAAGAGAGGAGGTGACATCAGAATTAACAAATCGGATAGCTAACAATTCTAGTATGCCATATCTTTTTGCAAAGAAAAAATCAAACGCCCCCATTCCTGTACATTATAAATGTGTATGCAAATGCGGAAAAATTCATTATTATAATAAGGAAACACTTCTTAAAAAGCCAAAATACTGTATATATCCAATTTCAATTCGAACAAAATACACATACAGCACGAGAGATAGTAATGCGACGTACAACAAAAGAAAAAAGTACGAAAATATAGAATGTGTAATATTGTGTGATAAATCGGAATGCAAACCATCACAAAACTACTGCTTTAGATACAATAGTGATAAAATAAAAGAGTACGAAAAGAAAAAAGACAAAGCAGAACAAATTGTTTCTAATTTACCAAGAATATATGCAAAAAATTATAACTATGATTTCACAGGAAAACAATACGAATCGTTATATATAGAAAACTGTGTCAATGAACACTTTGAACCAGATTATATCCCTTATTATATTGAAAACCCAAAAGCTAAACCAAAGAAAGTCGTTGTCTTTAAACAATATATGTGTAGATGTATAATCTGTGGAAAAAAGCAACTTATCACTTGCGACCAATTCGGAATTCATCCACCATCGAGATATGGGTTACATGCATATAACGGTTATTGGAGCGATGTGTTTTGTGATTGTCACCCCATCTCTTCATTTCAGTGGATTGTGAACAAAATACTATTTGAAGCTAATGCGAAATATCGCGTTGAAGAGACATTCCCAGATTTATATGGATATGGAAATAAAAACCTTTTAAGATATGACTTTGCGCTTTTAAACGATGATGGTAGTGTAAAGGAACTCCTTGAATGCCAAGGAGAACAACATTATAGCCCAATTGATGAATTTGGAGGAACTACACAATTTAGCAAACAAATAGCAAATGACAACTTAAAACGAAAATATGCACAAGAACACAACATCCCATTACACGAAATCAGCTATAAAGACAAACAAATTGACAAGGTTTATGAGATTTTATATAGATTAGACTGGATTAAATAATATTCCTTATAAGTTTTCAAAAGTTGTTTTACGAAAAAGCCTATTCGATTTTTCGTAAAGAAAACCATATAGCATAGCGCAAAAATCAGTATATAATGAATATAAAGATAAGTGTACTCAAAAACACTTATCTCCGCAAAGTCTTGTTCGAGTTCACACATCGGACAAGGCTTATTTTTTATGTTCAGAAAGGAGTGTGGGAGAAACATGGTAATGATTTGTTTCTCTTTCATCGCACACAGGAGGTGTTGACGCGTGAAAGAAAAGATAACAAAACTCAAAGACTGGTATAACAGTTTGAATTCCACAAAGCAAAAGCTGGTCAAATACGGTATCATCGCTTTTCTGAGCTCGTTCCTTGGCGGATACTTTGCAGAAAGTGCTTATAGAGTATCTACGAACGGGTTACTGGGAGCTGATAATACCAGCATCAATTTTCTGCTTTGCCCAATCTACGCACTTATCAGAGCGAACGGTCTGATTTACACCCTCATTATTACGTTAGCCATTTCCGGCTTCCTATTTATAATGGAGTTCAGAAACCAAGACCTTGCGAAGGAAGCGCATGAGGATGACAGAGGTGTTGCAGTCGCCGCAAATCCTCTTTATGGCTCCGCTGACTGGATGCAGCCGGAAGAAATCCATAAGCATTTCGAAATCGGCCCGGTCAAAGATGTGGAAGGAATTATTCTCGGCCAGTTGGATAAAGAAGGCAAGGAAGCCATTTGTTTGGCAAACAACTCTCCCGGCAACAGAAACATCATGATTTTTGGTTCCCCCGGTTCCGGTAAGTCCTACGGCTTTGTTCGGTCTGCTGTATTCCAGTCAGTTAAGAACCAAGCCTCCATGGTCATTACTGACCCCAAGGGCGAAATTCACAATGATATGCGCAAGTTCCTTTTGGATAACGGATACGAAGTAAAGCTGTTCGACCTTGTTGACCTGCTGTATTCCGATTCATGGGACTGCGTATCCGAAATCATTGACCCTAAAACAGGCAATGCAAACGAACTGCGTATTGCCGAATTTGCAGATGCTATCATGAAGAACTCCGGTGAAGGCGATGAGTTCTGGGACGGCGGCGAAGCCAACCTTTTGAAAGCTATCATCTTCTATCAAGCATATCGAAATGAAAGTGCCAAAGTAGAAAAGTTCACCAAGTCTATTATTGAACTCTGTAAAGACCTCTCTATCGATAGCAATGACTGCCAGCAGTTCATTACTATCATTCAGGATGAATCTACTATTATGAATGATAAGTATTACTGCGTAAGAGAACTTGCAAAGAGAAAGGCCGAGCAAGACCTCGAAAACGGGCAGCGTGACAGCGCTATCGATGCCTCGTTGACCAGCGATGAATATGTATCGGCATGGGTCGAAAAGTACATCGCAGACATCGATGACTGGGTAGACCGCCGCGCACCGCTTCATATCGATGAAATTTATCGTCTGCTTTTGAACAATGACCTTGCAAAATGGGAAGAGTGTTTCAAGGACATTCCTCTGGATAATCCCGCACAGCTTGCATGGTCAATTTTCAAGCAGAACTCTGATAATGCAAGACCTCAGTTCATCACAGGACTTGGTCAGCGTATGCAGCTGTTCCAGATGCGCGATTTGCGCCGTATTCTTCGCAACAAAGATATCGACCTCGCTTCGATTGGCGACCATCCTTCCAAAAAGAAGACGGCCTTGTTCTGCGTTATGTCTGATAAGAGTGCAGCCATGAAGCCTATTACTTCTTTGCTGTTCAACTTCCTGTTCAAGGATATTTCCGACGCAGCAGATACCTATGGCCCCAAGACCCGTAATACAGTAAACATGATTCTGGACGAGTTCGTTAACATCGGTATGATTCCGAACTTTGAAGTTCTGATTTCTACCGTTCGTTCTCGTAAAATCGGTATCTTTATGATTTGCCAGACATACTCACAGCTGCAGGAGACATACGGTGAGACAAACGCCGAAACCATTATCGGTTGCTGTGATACTCTGTTGTGCCTTGGTGTTAACGATAAAACGACTGCTGATTTCATTTCTTATAAGAGTGGTGTCATGACAGTCGTATCCAAGAGCGTCAAGGATAATCGTCCTACGGTTCTTGGCTATCGTCCTATGAATCAGGGATATTCCTTATCTCTTGGCGAAGGCAAGCGTAATGTCATCAACCCCGATGAAGTTATGGCGATGCCTTTTGAGAATGTTTTGCTTTTCAGACAGCACGCAAAAGTGCTGAAAGCCAACAAGTTTGGCTATAACCTACATCCGATGTTCAAGGAGTTTGCCGTCAAGAACGAAAAAGGCGAACTCGAACTTGAACAGATGCCTATCATCAGCCTTCTGCCAAGCCGCAAGAAATATGCAGCGACAGAAGACAGAGACGCATTCAGTGCCGGTACCAACAAAGTCAAGACTGGTGCCGATTTCTTGAGTGTGGCAGCAAGCAATCAGGAAATTGCTTCTACACAGAGCACGGAGAGATTCCGTCAACAACAGAAGCGTACCGAGATTCCGTCTGCTGCCGATATGATGAGCAGTACCGTAAAGACCGAAACGAACACAGCAGGGAAGGGGACTGCTGCTCAGTCCAAGAAGAAAAACAAGTTTGGCATCTAATCCCCTTATATAACGCGCAAGACCTTATCCGTTTTTGGGTAAGGTCTTTTTCTTTTGTTATTACCGTCCCCACACGGTAATGTATATAAATTTCTATTTACAGAAAGGTAAAGTTTATCATGGAAGATACTATGAATCTGAATACTCCCGAAGTGGCTGAGGCTGCTGTCGAGACCCCCGTTGACGAAGA